CCGTGTATAATGCCCTTATAGATGCAGGGCATCCAAAACTGGCTGACGCAATAAGGAGATTATGACATGGCGATCACGCAAGCAATGTGTACTTCTTTCAAGCAAGAACTTCTTGAGGGAACACACAATTTTAAAAACTCAGGGGGTAGCACATTTAAGCTTGCCCTGTTTACTTCATCAGCAACATTAGGTGCTTCAACAACAGCGTATGCTACAACGAATGAAGCAACTGGTACAAACTACACTGCTGGCGGTGCTAACCTAACACGAGTAGATCCCTCAAGTAGTGGCACAACGGCTCTTACCGACTTTGCTGATTTAACGTTTTCAACAGCAACAGTTACAGCAAACGGAGCATTGATTTATAATAGTAGTGCTTCAGACAAAGCTGTTATTGTATTAGCGTTTGGCGGCGATAAGACATCAACTGCTGGTGACTTTACTATTCAGTTCCCAACAGCGGACGCGAGTAACGCTATTATCCGTATCGCCTAATCGGTAAAATCCGATGGCAATAATTGCGGGATGGGCTAGAGGTACATGGTCTCAAGGTACTTGGGGCGAACCTATTCCGGTTATTGTCACGGGAGAGGCAGGAACCAGTGCGGTCGGCACGGTTACTGTCCTTGCGGCAGCAGACGTTCCAGAGACAGGGCTGGCGGCTACAGGTTCCGTTGGCTCTGTTTCAGTTGTTGCTGAAGCAATTATATCTCCAACTACGGTGGTGGCTACAGGTTCTGTAGGTTCCGTCACTGTTACTGGAATTGCTAATTTTAGTGTATCTGGATCGGCTGGTACGGCAGCCGTTGGCTCTGTTGTAGTTTCAGCAGATGCAGATGTGCCAGAGACAGGACTTTCTGCAACAAGTGGTATTGGCTCTATAACGGTAGATGCTGGGGCTGTTATAGCTGCAAGTGGCTCTGCGGGTACAGGTTCAGTTAATTCTGTCACGGCTCAAGGTAGTACGATTGCTCCTGCTACAGGACTTTCAGCTACCGCTTCGGTAGGCACGGTTGTAGCGGCGGCTGGGGCTGACGTTGATGTTACAGGACTTTCAGCTACTGGTGGATTAGATTCCGTTACGGTTACAGGTACAGGTAATGTACCCGAAACAGGTCTTGCTGGTACGAGCGGTGTAGGATCTGTTACGATAGACGCCGCTGGTAATGTTGTCACGACAGGTGAAACGGCTACGAGTGCAGTAGGCACGGCTACAGTTGATGCTGCGGCGAATGTTGACGTTAGAACACCTTTTGATCAAATGTCAGGGGTGGTGGGAACCGTTATTGCTGGTATTTCTGTAGAGTTTGTAACAACGGGATTGGCAAGTGGCACAAATGTTGGTAATGTAACGGTACAAGCAAACGCAGATGCTATCGTAACTGGCGTTGAGGCAACAGGAGATGCAGGAAATGTTAGAGTATTTGATCAAGTTATTCCAGATCAAAAACCAAGCTTTCAGCCACCTGTGCCGGGTCTTCAGCCCGGCGATCCGTTATCAAGCCCCTCTTATAGGGAGCCTGAAGGAGTACCCGGTGGATTTGTTCCGGGGGATCGTTTACAAGCCCCAACATGGAAAGACGTAGCATAGGAGAATTATATGGCTAGTACGTTTACAACAAACTTTGCGATTGAAAAGCCGGGAACTGGTGAACAATCTGGTACATGGGGTACTACCACAAACCACAACTTTGATATATTTGATCGGTTGGCTGGATACAAAAGCGTTACCGTATCAGGCACAACACATACCTTAACTGTTAGACCCGGCTCTCCTTCTTCTGGATCGAGCAACGCATCAGACGGTATGTATCGTGTTATTGAGTTCAAAGATTCAGGGTCTGATTTGGGTGCAGATGTAACTGTAACAATAGCTCCAAATACAACTCAGGCGTTTTTTATATTTAAAAACTCACTGACTTCGGATAGAAATATAGTTGTTACACAAGGTAGCGGAACAAACGTTACCGTTCCCGGCACAGGAAAAGTCAGCATTGTATACGGTGACGGTGGCGGATCAGGGGCAAATATGATAAGCTTGAGTGATACTCTGGCAATGTCAAATCCTGAGATTACAGGTGGTGTAGCGACAGGGTTGACAGACTTGAGCATGGCAGATGCTACTGCACAGGGCAAGGCTCATACTGGTTTAAATGTAGACGCGGCGGGTACTGCTGCCGCATTAGCGATTGCGTTAGGATAGTTAGATGGCAACAAACAACTTCAAACGAAAGTTCTCAACAAACATAGGCACCACGGCTACGGCGGTTGGTGACTACTCTGTTTTATTGGATATTCAGACTACAGCGATAGGTCTTTCTTTGGCTAACGTATCAGCCTCTCAGATAAATGCTACCGTCACGCTGAACACACAAGCAGGAGATACGGTTCATATTATTAAAAATGCACCAATACCAAGCGGTGGTGCGTTGATACCGATTGGTGGAGACATGAAAGTCGTTATGGAGCATAACGATCAGATAAAAGTTACTTCTGATACAGCATCGTCAATTGATGCAATTTTGGATATACTTGAAATAGATTCATCAACGTAGGAGCTATAGATGCCATATTTAGGTAACGAACCAGCCGTAGCATACACAAGCACCACGAAAGATACTTTTAGTGGTGACGCTTCTACTACTGATTTTACAATGTCAAAATCCGCAAACGTAAATGCGGTTCGTGTGGTTGTAGAGAACGTTGTTCAAAACCCGACTGTGGCGTACACATGTAGTGGCACTACATTGTCTTTTACTTCAGCACCGCCAACAGGCACAAACAACATCTACGTTGTGCATCTAGGCCCACCCGCCGCAACCATTGCACCGCCTACGACTATTAATAATGCGACTACATTTACTGGTGGCGTTACGTTCAAGAACGGAAGTCCTGAAGATACAGACGGTGGTCGAGAGTCAATACTGACGTTTAAAGGTGTGCAGTCTGGTGAGGAAGAAAGCACATTGGCTCAAATACAAGCCGCACATGACGGAAGCTCGGATGACGAAAAAGGGTTAATTTCCTTTAAAACCAATGACGGAAATGACAGCACTTCTCCTACAGAGCGGTGGAGAATAACAAGTGACGGTCATTTTAAAGCAATGGTTAACGGTTACGGCATTGATTTTAGTGCTAGTGAGGGAAGCAATGCAGATGCAAATGGCTCTATTCTTGCTGATTATGAAGAAGGAACTTGGACACCTACTTCTCCAACAGTAACATTAACAGGGGAGCTTGGACGTTACACAAAAATTGGTAGACAGGTTATTTTTGAATGTACTTTTACATTTCCAAGTAGTTCTAGTAGTGTTCAAGCACAGATAGATGGTCTTCCTTTTACTGCTGCTGGAACAAGTGTAGCACCGGGTTGTTTTACTAGATATGGCAATCATGGAACATTGTTTCATCAAACAATATCTGGATCTGGAACTAGAATTTACTTTTACGATTTAAGTGGAAGTTCAGTACCTATATCAAGTATTGACCCAAGCAGATTTGATTTAGTTGGTTTTTATTTTGTTTAACACCCCAGTTGGAAACTGGGTAGTCAGTCCATAGCCAAAAGGAGATAAAAAATGGCATTAACAGAAGAAACAGTACAAGACAAAATTGAGGTAGTCGGCGACTTCAAGCATATCCAAGTGCGAACAGCTACTGTTATTAAAAAAGATGGTGTTGAAATTAGCCGTTCCTTTCATCGTCATGTCGTTGCGCCAGATGCAGATACATCAAGCGAAAGCGATGATGTAAAAGCTATTGCTGCACAAGTGCATACAGATGAAATCAAGGCAGCTTACGCCAAACACATAGAAGACAACGCACTATAAGGAGTAGAGTATGAGTAAGGCACGAGAACTAGCTGAACTAGGTGCGGTTTACGATAGCGGTGCCTTGTCGAACAGGAATGTATTGTACAATGGCGCGATGCAGGTGGCACAGAGAGCAACTTCAGTTACAGGTATTGGCGGCAGTGATGGTTATCATGTTTGTGATAGATGGGCCATAGGCTCTGGCACAACAGCAGGTCGTTTAACAATGACGCAAGAGGCAATTACAGACTTACCGGGTTTTTCTGTTTGTACAAAATTAGCTTGCACAACGGCGGATACGTCTGTTGCTAGTGCCGAAACCCTTATACTTAGACAACTTCTTGCAGGAGAAGATTTATCACGGTTTGCAAAAGGTACTTCTAGTGCAAAAGAATTTACATTAAGTTTTTATGTAAAAGCAAATGCCGCCGCTACATACACTGTTGAACTTTTTGACAATGACAATTCAAGACAAATATCTAAAACTTTTTCTGTCACCACATCTTGGACAAGAGTAATTCTTACCTTTCCAGCGGATACAACTGGTGCTTTTGATAATGATATTAATATTAGTTTATATATGCAACTTTGGTTACATGCAGGAAGTCTTTTTACAAGCGGTACATTAAACTCAACATCTTGGGCATCTAATACTAATGCAAATAGAGTAAGTAGTAGTGGTACATCTTTTTTTGATAGCACAAGTCGTACTTTTTTTATTACTGGCGTCCAGTTAGAATCAGGCCCTGAAGCCACGCCCTTTGAGCATCGGTCTTATGGTGACGAGCTTGCACGGTGTCAGAGGTATTATCAAACAGACAAAGTGTATTTGCAGGCTTATCAGGTTGCGCCAAACGATTACACTACAATGTATCAATTTCCCGTTGTAATGCGAACAAATCCAACTTTGTCTTTTACAGCAACTGCGGATATTGACACAAATGTTAACACTGGAACGGCAGGACCAGTGCCAAATGCAGCTTATGGTAAGCAAGCCCGTTTTTATGTTGATCCCACTTCGACAGGTTATATTGAGTATAATAGAGCCTTTGAAGCAGATGCGGAGTTATAAAGATGGATAGTTTTAATATTACTTCTGCACAATATACAGATAACAATCAAGATAACATCCGTGCCACCATAGACGGACGAGAAATGTTCGTCCCCCTAGACCCTGCCAACCGCCACTACGCCGCTATCCTCGAATGGGTAGCTGAAGGAAACACAATTGAGGAGGCTGATTAATGCCATATATAGGTAATCAACCGGGAACGGGTGTAAGAAGCCGTTTTATCTATACAGCGACTGCCTCCCAGACCACGTTCTCAGGGGCGGACAACAACGGCAAAACACTGAAATATGCAGATTCAGATTTCGTTGACGTATTTTTAAATGGCGTGTGTCTCGTGCCAGTAACGGACTATGCCGCGAGTACAAAAACCAGTGTGGTTTTAACCCAAGCTGCTTCGTTAAATGACACTTTAGAAGTGGTTGCGTATGACATAGCGACAATCTCGGACACAGTTTCAAAGGCTGATGGTGGGACGTTTGAAGATGGCGTTACTATTAGAACAGCCGATAATACCGCACAGCTTACCTTAGAATCTACTGACGCTGATGCTAGTGTTGGCCCTTTGTTCAAAATGAAAAGAAGTTCGGGAAGTGCAGCCGACAATGATGCTATTGGAGAAGTAACCTTTAATTTTAACAATGATGCTGAACAAGAAACTATTGGCACACGAATGAGAAACTTTATTATTGATGCGTCAGACGGTACGGAAGACGCAGCGTTTGATATTTTTTCTATGAAAGGCGGTAGTTTACAAAGTATTATAAATTACGACTCTAATACTTTAGTGTTTAATGATAGCAGTCAAGACATAGACTTCCGTGTTGAGTCAGATAACACAGGGTCTGCTCTTTTTGTACAGGGTTCAGATGGTAATGTTGGGTTATCAACTACAAGTCCTGCTTATCAGTTAGACCTTCAAGGTGGTACAACTAATAACGAAAGACTTAGATTACTTCGTGGAACAGATGACGCTAACCAGTTTATAACGTTAGGTTGGAATAATATTAGTGTCCATCGTGCAACCACAGCACTTGCATCTGGGATGACTAGCCTTTCATTTAATCAAGTTGGAAGTGATGGCACAAGAACCGCTGCGATGATTGACACCGCAGGTCGTTTTCTAGTTGGTAAAACTTCCTCATCTGGATCAACAGTGGGTGGAACTTTAGAAAGTGGTAGTTTATCGGTCACGACAAGTGGAGGACAGTGTGGGCGTTTTAACCGCCTATCCTCAGATGGTGATGTACTACAGTTTCGTCAAGATAATGCTGACATTGGGAGTATAGGAGTAAACGGAGATAGAGTATACTTAGCTGTTTCTGGTCATGGAGTAGCTTTAGACGCAAGTGGAAATAGTTTTTTACCTACAACTGATAGTGGAGGAAACCAAGACAACTTTGTAGATATTGGTGCATCTTCTGCTCGTTTTGATGACATCTACGCCACAAACGGCACTATCCAAACCTCTGACGAAACTGAAAAGCAAGATATTGCATCACTAACTAGTGCAGAGATTACAGCAGCCACAGCTATCAGCAAACTATTCAAGACATACAAATGGAAAGACAAGGTAGCAGCTAAAGGTGACAATGCTAGAACACATACTGGTGTGGTTGCTCAACAAGTTCAAACTGCAATGGCAGACGCAGGGCTAGACGCAAGCAAGTATGCTTTCTGGTGTTCTGATACTTGGTGGGAAAAAGATGTTGAGGTTGCTGCTGTTGAGGCAGACGAAGAGAACGACATAGAAGCTGCTGACGCATACACTCGCACTGACCATTATTATACAAAAGACGCAGCACCAGAAGGCGCAACAGAGCGCACACGAATGGGCATAAGATACCCAGAGTTACTAGCGTTTGTTAGCGCAGCAACAGAACAAAGACTGACTAGCATTGAGGCTAGGCTAACGGCATTGGAGGCAGAATAATGGCAGTATCAAGAATCAACGAAGCTGGCCTCAACGTTAACCAGTATGGGAACAGGAACCTTATTATCAATGGTGCTGCTCAAGTCGCTCAAAGAGGGACATCAAGCACGGGTTTAGGTGGTGCTTCTGGGTATTTTACTGTTGATAGGTGGAGAATTGCTGGTAATGCGTCTAGTGGTAGACTTACTATGTCTCAATCCGCAGTAACTGATTTGCCGGGCTTTGCAAACTGCGTTAAATTTGCCTGTACAACTGCTGATACCTCTTTAGGTTCTTCAGATTTTACATCTTTTAATTATAAAATAGAAGGTCAAGATTTACAGAGATTTAAAAAAGGAACCTCCAGTGCAGAAAAAATGACTTTGTCTTTCTATGTCAAAGGAAATGCTGCGGCTACACATGTAGTTGAGTTATACGATGCTGATAATGCTAGACAAATATCTCAGGCTTTTTCAGTAACGGATAGTTGGAGTAGAGTTATTTTAGTCTATGATGGAGATACAACAGGGGCTTTTGATGACGATGCTAACCAAAGTCTAAATATAAATCTTTATTTAGCTGCTGGTACAGATTTCACCAGTGGTACATTATCTACATCATGGGGTTCTGTAACAAATGCAAATAGAGTAGTGGGTAACACTAACTTTTATGATAGCACTAGCAGAACGCTTGAATTTACAGGCCTTCAATTAGAAGTAGGCGACACCGCCACGGACTTTGAGCATCGAACCTTTGGGGATGAGTTGGTTAGGTGTCAGAGGTATTTTAATCGAATAGGAAAAGATGACGGTAGTAACACACATTTGCTAGTCGGGGGTGTTGAGGCATCAAACACACTTATTATGTCAAGAGCCTGTCCTGTTAGTATGAGAGCGGTTCCCACTTGTACAATGGGAAGTGGGGTCAGGGGGTTTTCTTCTTCGGTAGGGGTAAGTACAATATCTAGTTTTTCTAGCCGTAACACTAGAGATATTATTTGTCTTAGTGTTGTTGTTAGTGGTTCTCATACTTTAGGACAAGCCGCAGTTTTATTCGATTCCACTTCCAATGGTTATATAGATTCAGATGCGGAGTTATAATTATGAATATTGATAGCGCACAGTATGTAGATTTATATATGGGTGATACCTTAATTGCTAAAAATCATTCTATAATTGCTACCATAGATGAACAAAAAATGGCTGTTCCTAAAGATCCAGCAAACCGCCACTATGCAGCCATCCTTGAGTGGGCAAAAGAAGACGGCAACGAGATTCAAGCAGCGGAGTAATGTTACATGCCATTAAGCAAGCTCCAGTTCAAGCCGGGAATCAACCGAGAGGGCACCAACTATTCTAACGAAGGGGGTTGGTTTGACGGAGATAAAATCCGTTTTAAGTCTGGCTATGTGGAGCGTATTGGTGGGTGGCAAAAGGTAGCGACAACCACGTTTGAAGGTAGCTGTCGCAACATGCTCAACTTTGTTACGCTTGCTTCAGAAAACTTTCTTTTTATGGGTACGCACGAAAAAGCATACCTCGAAGATGGTGGCACCTACTACGACATAACACCTATAAGAACTACAATTACTTGTGGCGCAGATCCTATTACTACAGGAACCGCAGGGTCAGGTATTATTACCGTAACAGCTAACTCGCATGGTTCTAAAGTAGGAGGATATGTTACCATTGCAGGTGCTACGGCTGTAGATGGTCTCACAACAGATCAGCTTAATCAGAACTTTGAAATATTAACTGTTCCAACTTCTAATACTTTTACAGTAGATACAGGCGGTTCAGCTTCCTCTGGCTCTACAGCGGGGGGCGGTGGATCTGTTACAGCAGCTATGGAAATAGATGTTGGTTTGAATACCACAGTTCTTGGTAATGGTTGGGGTGCAGGAACTTGGGGCCGATTTACCTGGAGTTCTGGTGCAGGATCTTTGGCTGGTCAAAACCTCAGACTGTGGATGTCTGATTCTTGGGGCGAAGATCTTGTAGCAAACATTGTAGATGGAAGCCTGTATTACTGGGATGCAACAAACGGAAAATCAAATAGAATGGTTGAACTTGCTAGTGTTGTAGGTGCATCAAATGTCCCCACCACTGTTCGTAAAGTTATGGTTTCTGATGTTGACAGGCATGTATTGTGTTTTGGCTCAAATCCGCTTGGTAGTGCAACATTCGATCCTTTGTTAATTAGATGGTCTAGCCAAGAAAGTGTAACTGACTGGACACCGACAGCTACAAATACGGCTGGTGATATAAGATTATCTCAAGGTTCAGAAATTGTTACAGCTATTAGAACAACACGCCAGATTCTTGTTTTTACAGAAAATAGCCTTCATAGTGTACAGTTTGTTGGCGCTCCATTTACTTTTGGAACCGCACTAATTGGTACAAATGTTCGGATTGCTGGTCCAAACACAGCAATTTCAGTAAACGATATTGTCCTTTGGATGGGACAAGAAAACTTTTATCTATATGATGGTCGTATACAAACAATTCCATGCTCAGTCAGAGAGTATGTTTTTAATGACATAAACAGAAATCAATCGTTTAAGTTTTTTGCGGGAAGTTTATCAAGTAATTCAGAAGTTTGGTGGTATTACTGTTCAGAAAACAGCAACGAAATAGATCGCTATGTTATTTATAATTATTTAGAAAAAGTATGGTATTATGGAACGCTAACCCGAACAGCTTGGAATGACAGAGGTGCTGGTAACAGATTATTTCCACAAGCTCCCGGTGTAGACGGCGCTCTATACAACCACGAAAATGGTTTAGATGATGGTAGTCAAAACCCACCAGTAGCTATTAATGCTTTTGTTCAGTCTGCTGACTTTGACATTGGTGATGGTCAGCAGTTTATGCTTATGAACAGAGTCATACCAGATCTTAACTTTTCTGATTCAGTAGCTTCAGAGCCGCAAGTTACGTTTACTATGGGTGCTAGAAATTTTAATGGTAACGCAACACAAAGTACAGAAAACGGCAATGTTATAAGATCATCTGTTGTTTCTGGTACAGACAATTATACCGAACAAGTTCAGATGCGCTTACGAGGCCGTCAAATGAGCCTAAAAGTTGAAAGCAACACAACTGGCGTAAAGTGGCGATTAGGCAATCCTAGACTTGATGTAAGACCGGATGGCAGGCGATGAGTACAAAGATTGTTAGATCTATCATCCCGATTGCGCCTCAACAGTACGAGTCAACGTATGTAAATCAATTGGCTAGAGCATTAGATAATGTTATTGAAGATCAAAGAAATCCACTTTTAAATATACCTAATATGCCAAATGTAAGTGTAGCTAGTGTTTTAGAAGAGGGTGATCTTTTTGAGGATAATGGCTTTGTAAAAATTAAAAAAGCGAGTGCAACGGCTGTAACAACAAACGTTGGGACAACAGCATTAGGAACAGTAACGGTGGTTATATCATGACAGACATAATTATTATGCCAGATGGTAGTAGATGGAAGCCCTCTACAAGCACAGATGTAGTAGAGTGCGCAAACTGTGATAACGCAGTAGATACTCCAGAGGAGATTGCTTCTTATCCAGATGGCAACTGCCCTGACTGTGGAGAGTCATGGACAGGTAGTGAAAAGCGTAGCACAACCATAACGGTGACTATGCCCGAACAAATATCCGGTGGATCAGGCTGATGGGAGATAAACTACCAAAGGTCAGCATTGCTGTCGTAGGTGTAGTAATAGCTCAAATTGGGGGCTTTATCTGGTGGACTGCACAGCAAGCTAGTACAATAGCTAATCTTGAAGAAACGGTAAATGTTTTGACGGTAGAAAACAATGCTACTGACAGGACAAACTTAATTAGAGATGTTGAGCAAAACAGAGAAAACCTAGATGAGATGATCGACATACTTGCAGAAATTTATGAAGATATAGAAGATGGCGATAATGAAATTTGGGAAGACATAGATCAAATTCATGAGGACGTAGGTGGGATGGCTTCGCACATGATGGCGATTGTTAAGTTACAATCTAGAGTTAAGACTTTAGAAAACTCTTTAGAGTTTCTAGCAAGACGCCCAACAATGTCTGATGGGAGGTAAAAATCGATCCCATTACTTTATTAGCCGGACTGAAAACCGGATTAGCCGCTGGCAAATCCGTGGCTTCTTTAAGCAAACAAATAGGGCAATTTTTTGATGCAACCGATAGTGCTAAGAAAAAACTGCAACAAAAAGGCGTTAGCGGAAAGAATGTAAACGCTATTGCAATGGAGAGATTTGCAAAACTTAGACAGGCCGCTGAAGCTGAAGAGGAATTGAAAAAATACATATCAGAAACGTTAGGGCCGTCACATTGGCAAACTCTTTTGAAGATAAGAAGAGAAGTCTTGCAAGAAAAAAGAGAAGCCGAGGCTCAAGCCAGAAGAGATCAGATAGCGCAGCAAGAGTTAATGATTACTATAGCAGGTATACTTGTCTTATTGATTTTTACGTTTGTTGGTGCGGCTGCTTATTTGCATTATATGAATTGGATTGATGTAAGGGATTATTTTCCATGATTTATGTTTTAATATTTTTACATTTTATAAACACAGATAACTTGCATTATTACCAAATAGGAACCTATTCGGACAAAGAACAATGTCTAGCACAGGCAGAAAAAGCAAAAATACTAGTAACACACAACTCAATGAAGGTGACTTGCCTCGAAGTGAACGCCCAACAATCATAGAAAGAGGCAAAAAGTTTGCAGGTTATGATAAAAATGGTAAGTTGATTATATTGGGGTATAATAGGCAAATAGTACAGGAGTATTCAGATGCCCAAAGCAAAATACGATTTAAACGATAATGGGAAAATAGATCCCGAAGAGCGCGAAATAATGCTTGAGGATCGCCGTAGGATTATGATTGACTCCGATGCGAAGAGAGATGCGCAACGTAGAATGGCTTGGTTTAGCTTGACGGGTATGCTTGTGTTCCCATTTGGTGTTATCTTTACTGAGTGGATGGAGCTGCCACAGGCTTCAGTAATGTTGGCAAGCATGAGTAATATTTACTATGTTTCCATTGCTGCTATAGTTGGAGCTTACTATGGTTTTACAAACATGGGTAAGAACACATGATAGGACAATTATTAGGACCAGTTGCAGGTTTAGCCAGTAGCTGGCTAGATGCAAAGACTACAAAACAAGCTGCGGAAGCAAAGCTGAAGCTTACAGAGGCCGAAGCCAAAGCAAAGATACTACTGTCAGAAAAGACTAGCGTTGCTGATTGGGAGCGCATCATGGCGGAGAATAGCAAGTCATCCTGGAAAGACGAATTTTTCGTTATTGTGTTGTCAATCCCATTAATTTTGGCATTTATACCCGGTGCCGAGGGCATCGTAGACAGGGGCTTTGAACAGCTTCATAAGGCACCAGACTGGTATTTTTACAGTTTAGGTATTGCAATCAGCGCATCATTTGGTGTGAAAGGGTACAAACAGTTCACGAGGAGAAAGTGATGTATACATACTTTGTGAAGTCTGTAGATAGAGTTGTTGATGGCGATACTATAGATATAAGTATAGATCTTGGATTCAGTCTTACAAAAAAAGAACGTGTCAGGCTTGCAGGTATAGATACACCAGAAAAGAGAACTAAAGATTTAGCAGAAAAAAAGATGGGATTTCAGGCTACAGAGTTTTTGGAAATGCACCTCATGGAAGCCACAAGGCTTACAGTTAAAACTGAAAAAGACGGTAAGTATGGGCGTATGCTGGGTTGGTTGTACAAATCAGAAGAGGATGAGATGTCAATTAATCAGCTTATGATAGATAAAGGTTACGCTTGGGCTTATGATGGCGGCACTAAAGAAAAGAATTTAGAAGATCTTATGGCGAAAAGGGAGAGTAATGATGGCGTTTGAGGCATTAAAACTATTACAAGAGAAGTGTGGAGTAGATCCAGACGGTGCATTTGGACCCAATACAGCCAAGGCTATCGTATCTCACTTTGAGCTGTCTCCAGAGCGCGGCGCACATCTGTTGGGTCAGACTGTGCATGAAAGCGGTTCTTTTAAGTATACATCAGAGAATCTAAACTATTCTATAGATGCTTGTCTCAAGGTGTTTGGCAAGTATTTTAAAACAGAGGAAGAAGCAGAACCGTATGCTAGAAACCCCAAAGCCCTTGCTGATAAGGTCTACGGACACCGTGGCGGCAACGAAGGCCAAGGCTATGCGTGGCGCGGTCGAGGATTTTTACAATTAACGCATAGAGATAATTATAGAATGTTTGCAAGCGATATGAGGCTACCAGAGGTTATGGACAACCCTGATCTCGTAGCAAATGATTATGCTATGGACTCAGCTTTGTGGTTCTTTAAACGCAATAATATATGGAAAATATGTGATGAAGGTGTAAATGATGACACAATTAAGCGTGTCACTAGGGTGGTGAACGGAGGCTATAACGGGCTAGATCATCGTGTGAAGGAAACAAAAAAGATTTACGAGTGGATATCTTAGCATATTGGTGCTAGAATAAGATATATTTTGTTGGAGAGGTAGATGGCTTTATCAGATATAATTAAAATTGGCGCTTCACTTTTAGGTGGTGGCGGCAACCCAATTGCAAGTTTAGCCACTAATTTTCTTCTCAGCAAAGCTCTTGGGGCTGATACAAAAGATGCCGTAAAATATGCTGGTTTGGGTACTCTTCTTGGAGGAGGGCTAGGAACACCTGGTCTTTTTGGAGGAAAATCGGAACAAACTTCTATTTTACCAGCCGCTGTTTCCTCTGGCGCTGGAAATGCACAGGCTGCAAATGTAATAGCTCAAGCGGTAAAAGAACAAAAATCACCAGCAAATATAGCTCAAGGAATAGCAAGCATAGAACCTGCAAAGGGAACTTTAGGTATTGCTCCATTTTTAGCAAAAGCTGGAGTGATTGATCCGCAAGGGGGTCTTGCAGGTATTTTAAATACTGTTCCTGGGGAGGCGGGAGCCTTTATGCTTGCTAGTTTATTAGCAGATCAATTTAGTTCTGATGATGAAGATCCGGCAGAAAGACCCTTTGGCGCTGGTGAATATGTAAAGTTAAATATACCGAAAAAATTAGCTGATGGCGGTATGGTTGACGGGCAATACTTTCCTCGAAGAAATGGTGGTATTATGCCATCCGAGGGTTCTGGTCAAAAAGATGATGTGCCTGCTATGCTTATGGCAGGTGAATTTGTATTAAATAAAAAAGCTGTAAAGGGTTTAGGTAATGGAGATCTCAATAAAGGTATTGAAAGAGCGTATGCCATGCAGAACCGACTTCAATCACAAGGAGCGTAAGAATGGCTGATCCAGTAACAACGATAAATCGCCGTCCACCTTATATTGAATTAAGAGAGCAGGCTTTGCTTGATGCAATATTTGGTGAATACGATGACACTACAAAAGAGTTTACTGGCGGTCTCATTCAAGACCCAGATTATTTTAAAATACCTGAGTATAAACTGGCAGGTCAGTACGGTAGAGATCCAGTTACAGGTCAAATTGTAGATTTTGGTCTTGAAACTTTTGCTTCACAATATCTTCAACAAGACTCAGATGGCGATAAAATACCAGATTTTATGCAGCGTACAGATCCTTACTTTGGTCAAGCAAAATCTGGATTAGGCGCTGGTTTAGGGGCATTATCCCAAGCTAGAAATATTCTTTCTAGTCCATATTCAACAACCGCATTTATGAATCCCTTTCAGCAACAGGTTATAGATGAAGTAGAAGCGGATATTGATCGCCAAGGTTTGGTTGCTCAAAATCGTGCTGCTGATAAAGCTATACAAGCAGGAGCGTTTGGCGGATCTCGACAAGGCATACAAACAGCAGAAATAGAACGTAATATTCTCGATGCAAAGCGTAAAGCTACTGCTGATTTAAGAATGAAAAACTATGCACAGGCTCAGAAAGCCTCGCAAGAAGCAGGTAGATTAATTGGCGGTATAGGTCAGTCTTATGGAACATTAGGTACTCAGGCGGCTGATACGGGTCGTGTGTACGGTGCGATGACACCTGCGGATCTAGCCTTCATGCAGGGTGTAGGAGAATCAGAGCGTGGATTTAGACAAACAGTACTTGATACAGAAAGACAGGAAGCACAAAGGCCAACTGAGCAAGCTCTATTGCCATATAACTACGCATATGGCGCTCTGTCTGGCACACCTTCTGCGGGTCTTTATACTCAAGTACAGCAACCTACTTATCAAACTAATCCAGTAATGGCTGGACTTGGAGCATATACCACCCTTCAAGGCATTAACAGGGCTTAGAAATAAGGCGAACAATTATGGTAAGCGGAAAAAGACCACAATTTAACTTAATGGTAGATCCATATACAGAGCAAATGTTAAGATACGGAGTTGGTGGTGCTCCAATGACTAATCTTGAAGCAGTTAGAGCTAGAAAAACTCCTACTTTTAAAGATGATCCAAAAACATTAATGGATAATTTATTTAAGGGTGGTTTTTTTGGTTTAGGTGATGTTTTTGAAGCTGGTGGTCCAGGATTTGCTAGTATGCCCTACAAGCCTCCTAAAAATGTACAGGAAGCCACAAAACAAATTACGGGTAAAAATGATAATATATTTCAAGTTCCTGGTGAAGAATTAAATACCAAAAGTGCATTTGAAATAAACAAAGCACTATCCGAAAATTTTGTTCCAAAAAAGGATCGTTTAAATTACAAAAAACCTGAAACTTTAGACTCAGATTCTGCTTTAGCTCAAAATATACCAATAGAAGAAATAGAAAGATCTAAAAAAGCTGAAGAGTTCAGAGCTCAAGAAGCAAAGATAGCTGAAGCTCAAGGTATGCCACAAGAAAATCTTGTAGGTGAGGGTGGCGAAAAAGATGGCGAAAAAGCTATTGAAAAACTTTTTGAGCAATCTATGGAGGACTATATTACAAATGCTAGAGGTGTTGGTCCCGAAAAAAGAACTAAGGACTTAGCGGAATACAAACGAGAGTTTGCTGAAGCCACAGGTATAGACATAAGCGGAAAAGTTGATAAGAGCGCCGCTCTCATGTCGCTTGGCCTTGCTCTTATGCAGAACAGAGCAGGTAAAGGTTTTAACGTAGGTCGTATGCTTAGTGAATTTGGTAAGGCAGGAGAAGCCGCCATGCCTGCGCTAGAAAAAGCCAAGACACAAGCTAGAAATGATGCGATAGCAGCAGGCAAGTATGCTTTACAAACTAGAGCGTCAGATCGAGCTACTGACGCCGCTAATCAAGAAAAGCTTATGGATAGACAACAATATTATGTTTACAGAAGTGGCGGAAAAGGCGCTCCATACGAAAATTTTGATGATGGTGATCTCGTACATTTAAATAAATTTGAACTTAATAAATTAATTCAAGATGGAAATTTTGATAAAGAATTTTCTTTTATAAAGGCAAAAGATTATTTTGATATAATGAAGGCTGAATCCAAAGAAACTGATCTTGGAAACGCTTACGGAAAAGAAAAATCTGTTTCTCTATTGGGTGGGGAAACAGATGGTGTTGATTCAATATATGTTGTTAATGCACAATTACCTGACGGTAATTATAAAGGAAAGAAAAAGAATTTTGGTTATCTGCAAACAAATGAAAATGTAGTAAAGAAAAATTTCATAGAGGAACAAAACTCTATTTTAAGAGAAGAAGACAAGTTTAAAGGTTTAGTAGGGCAAATACAAACTGGTGTTTCTATTCCTAAACAGCTTGCAAGTAGTGTTATTCAATTTGGTAGAAACTTAGGTCTAGATATAGGTGATGGGCCAACAGCTATTGCTCAAGCTAGAAAAAAACTAGAGGCCATACAATTACAAGAAGCAACAGAAATTCTGCAAGAGTCTGGGAAAACTTTGTCTGATACAGATAGGGAAAGAGTTAAAGCATTTGTAGGAGAAATAGATTTAGCAAATGCTGATGAGGCATTAATTATGCAATCTTTAGGTAGAGTATATGAATTAATATTAACTTCTAGACAGAGAAATTTAGATACTGCTGTAGATAATCTTTATTCAAATTTTGGAATAAAAATAGATTTTGGCACTGATAGTGATGACATTCCAAAGAATAAAGAAGAGCTCGATGCTATGAATAAAAAGTTTGGAACAAATTATACAATGGATGATTATAAAAAATGACACCTCAAGAACAGTTAAGAAAGTTTAGAGAGAGTCAATTATCTCCACAAGAATTGCTTAAAAAATTTCGTTCTGAATCAGGAGGAGGATCAAGAAGAAGATTAGGATCTTTTGATGACTTGGTTGCGGATGCAAAATCTGAAGATCAAGATTTCGACTACGAGACAGGCGCTAGGGGTGGATTAAGAACAAAATTATCCTTTATGGAGACTGCTGAAGAAAAAGAAAATTTTCTTCGTCAAAGAGTTGGAGATGAGGGTTTTACCAAAGACTCAAAAGGCAACTTAGCGTTAACACCTGCTGGTCAAGCCAAGGAGGGCATGGAACCTATCGGTAAAAACCTTGTGATAGAGGATAAAGGTTTTACTCTTAGAGATTTTTCTGATGTAGCTGGTTTGGTTCCAGAAACCGTTGGTTCTATTGTTGGTGGTATACTTGGTGCTCCAGGTTTAGTTACAGGTGCGGCAGGAGCCGCCGCTGGAGCAGCAGCGGGTCAGACAGTTGAGGAAGCTATTGAAGGTCTCATGGGTCTGCAAAAACAAACAGGACAAGAAGTTCTTAAAGATGTGGCTACAGAAGCCGCTATAGCTGGCGCTGTAGATTTTGCTACAGTTGGGACATATAGAGCTCTTCGTGGTGCTGTTAATTTAGCTGGTAAAGGTGCAAATGCCGCCGCTAAAGCTACTGGACAAACACAAAATGAATTAAATCAAGAAGGTGCTGAAAGAGCTTTGCGCCTTTTAGATAAAGGGGCTCAACCAAGTTATGAAGCCGCAGGTATGAATGCGGCTGTATCTAGAATTTCTCAAATATCAGAAGCGATTGGTGGAGGAAAAAGAAGAGCTCTTAAAAATATTGGTTTTGCACTTAAAGAAAAAGCAGATCTTTTACAAAAGTATGGAGCCGTTGATTCTGAAGAGCTTGCATCAATTCTTGGAAAATCAACACCTGCAAAAGCAAAAGAACTTTCTAGTCAACTAAAAAACTCTCAACAAGCTCATATGAAAGCCATAGATGACAGTCTTAATTTGTTGACTCAGTCTACTCGTAAAGGTGAAGAGATTGATGATTTTGTTTTAAAAGCTATTACAGATAATTATGAAAGTTTCATAAAAGGTGCTGATGCAGAATGGAAAGCAATTGATGATACTTTAAGTAATATTAAAGGAAAGATAATCTTAAATGGGGAAGAAATTGAGGCTACAGGAGGTCAATTGCCCATTTTTGATATTCAAGCATTTAAAACAAGATATGATGATGTTATTCAAAATGATTATGGAGGAGCAAAAGGCTTGCCTCCAGAAGAATTTACAAAAATTGGTAATGATATTAATGAATTGACACTTTCTGGTCCTAAAGATGGATTTACATCTTTTAATGGCATGAAAAATCTTCGTAAAAATATTCAAGATACTTTGATGGACCCAAGGTTAAGCACGGGAGATACAACAGCCAGACGTTATTTAGCTGATGTTCGTGATAAAATTGATGACATGATGTATGGAAGAGTAAAGATGAGCTTTGCTGGAACTGGTCCAGGCGGTGCGTCAATTATGAAAAGCGCTATGAAAAAGTTAGAGAATGCTCGAGCTTCATACAATAAAGAAATTGGCCTCTACCAAACTTTAGAAAGATTGAACATTTTAAGAAATGTGGGTGAAGCTGGTAGGGATGTTAAGTTAGTAGTAGGTAGATATTTTGATGACATTGTAAAAACACCAAGGCGTGTAAATGCAGTTTTGGATGCAGCAAAAGAAGGTAGAGAAGAGGTACGTCAAGCACTTGCTCAAAAATACATTGATGAAGCTTTGACTGCAGCTAAAAAAGATTTTGCTGACCCAGATAAGTTTAACGGTGTTTTGTTTAACAGCAAAATAAGTAGTTTAGGAAAATCTGGTAAAGCTATTTTTGGTGATGATTGGAATCAAGTTCAAAATATAGCAAGATCTTTAGCTTATGGTGGTATTAAAAGAATAGATGATGATATTTTAGAAAGAGTTGTTTCGCAAAATCCATCTGATGATATAGTTACCACTCTTAAAAGTATAAAAGATGCTCAAGTTGGCCTCGAAGAAGCCATGTCATCTAAAGTTCTCCGTGATTTAGCAGAGGGAAAATTAGACCCTCAAGATGCTGCAGTTTCAATAATGAGCCCAAAAACTACAACTTCACAAATGAATAAGATTATGGAGTTTTTTAAAGACGATCCGGTAGCTCAAGAAACTATAAGAAAAACTATTATCAATGATATTCTTGGATCAGTTGACGAAGATATTTTTGTAGATGCAAAAGCAGCATTTTCTTTAAAAAATTCTTTAAACGCTTATAAACCTAAAATGCTAGAAAAATTCTTAGGTAAACAAGCTGTTGCGGATTTAAATGAATTTGCTGATGATTTAATGATGCTTAGTGATACCGGAAGAAGAGGTGCTGGGTCATTAGCCGCAGATCAGATTAGAACAGGAGCGTTCACAGCGCCAGTTAAAAATGCTGGTAAAATGGCTCGTTTTAAATTTTTAGATTATTTATTTAATCGTCCATCTACAATGCGCAGAGCTTTAGAATTAAAAACGGGTAGAAAAACTCCTGAAGAAGCAGCGGCAAGTTTATCTCAGGCACTAAATGAAGCGGCTTCTCAAGTAGGATCTGGAAAAACTGTAGGTGAAAGAGTATCAGGTGTAACTAAAGGATTAGGTGCTTTAAACAGAGGACAAGTTATAAACAGACAAATTGCAAGTCAACTACTTACAAGCCCTCAACAAGTTCGTGGAACTCCGCCTGCAAACCAAACAAGTGTACCAGATGTTAGACCACCAATAACTATGGGTGACGTATCAATGAGAAGGTTTACTGAAGCTCCTGATTTATCAAATATTCAAAATTTAAGAGAAAGAGCTAAGAAAAATCCTTACATTGCCGCTACATTACTTGGTGGTTTAGGAAGTGCAGGATTGCTTTAGTCTTCTATAACAGCGCTTAGTCCACCGGATACAGATCTTATCGGCTGATTTTTCGATGCAAATCCTTGTTTTTCGTAAGCATCATCAATAATTAGACCAACTTGCTCCTTTAAGCTTCTGCGTTCTTTTCTCGATATTTCAACTATCTTTTCGTAAGTATCTGTGCTAACACCTACTGACTTTAGATAAGAACTCTTAGACATTAGTATAACTCCCAAAATGTACCTAAAACCACGATATAATCCCAAACTAAAAAGGTCAAGATCGAAATACGGAAACAAAAAGACTACTATACATGGTATTACATTCGATTCGAAGTGGGAATCAGAGCGTTATTTGTATTTAAAATCCCTCGAGAAAGCTGGCAGGATAAAAGATTTAGAGCTCCAACCACGCTATAACATCCTGGTAAACGATCAAAAGATCTGTGCGTATGTAGCCGATTTTAAATACAATAAAGAGAATGCAGACGGTATATGGGAACATATTGTTGAGGATGCAAAAGGTGTAGAAACACCTGAATTTAAACTAAAAAAGAAGCTTATGAAGGCTGTTTTTGATATTGAAATATATCTATCTAAAAAAAATTCTTGACTAACATAAAATATTTTGCGAAGTGTAAGGCTCTAGAAAATTTAAGTGGAGATTTGCCATGAGCAATCAATTACTCGAGCGCAGAGAAGAACTGCGTACTATTATCGATGGGCATAAAAAAGAGCTCTTAGATATAAATGAAAAAATCCAAGATACTTGGCAACAAGAGGTTCGTGACGCCTTACGAACCGCTGGCAAAGATTTTGGTTCGACTACAATCATGTCTGGAAATAAAAAGCTTAAAGCTAAAATTGGCAAGAAAGTTACTTGGGATCAAGAAAAGCTTTTTGACCAATTAAATAAAATGTCACCAGAAAATGCAAAACACTATGGAAAGCTTGTTGTTTCTGTTGAGGAGCGAAAATACACAGCCGCTCCACCAGATATTAAAAATCAATTAGAAGATTGTAGAACGGTAGAAATGGGTAGTTTCTCAATAGAAGAGGATAAATAAATGGGTCTACAAATTATATCAGCCGAACAGCGGCTTGCAGAAAAGCGCGGTCATAAGATCGTAGTATGCGGAGCAAGTGGTGTTGGTAAAACAACATTAGCAACAACACTTGATCCTAAATCAACATTATTCATGGATCTGGAGGCGGGGGACGCCGCAATCGAGGGCTTCCCGATTGACGTTATTCGTCCGCAAACATGGGCAGAATGTCGTGACTTTGCCTGTTATCTTGGTGGTGGTAATCCATCATTGCACGAAGATCAGTGCTATAGTCAGGCGCACTATGAAGGTGTTTGCCAGATTTATGGTGATCCAACCAAACATGTGAATAAATATCAAACGCTCTTTGTTGATTCAATTACAGTAGCTGGGCGTTTGTGTTTTCAGTGGTGTCAGCAACAGCCAGAGTCAAGATCTGACAGAACTGGTAAGCTAGATACTCGTGCGGCCTATGGTATGCACGGACGCGAAATGATGGCGTGGCTTACACATCTACAACACATTCGCGATAAGAACGTAATCTTTGTCGGTATCCTAGACGAATACACTGACGATTATGGGCGCAAGCAATATGCGCTTCAGATCGAAGGTTCCAAAACTGGCAAAGAATTACCAGGCATCGTAGATGAAATGATTACGATGGCGGTCTTGGGAGGGGATAATGGACCGTATCGTGCTTTTATCTGCGATGCTTTAAATGAATGGGGTTATCCTGCAAAGGATCGCTCTGGAAGGCTCGAAACTTTGGAAGAGCCGCATCTCGGTAAACTTATTGAGAAAATGGGTATGGGTGGTAATACAGAGAGAAATTTAAGCTTTGTAAACCCTAATGAACAAACTTTAGCAGAAGGGACAGAAAATGCTGAATCTAAATAACGCGGCGGTGTCAGAGGCACCAACACAAACACGAACACTTATTCCAAATGGGACAGTATGTCGTGCAATCATTGCAGTTAAACTTGGAGACATGGAAATACCAGAGTTTGGCAACGGAATGTGGTTTAAAAAATCTCAAACATCTCAGGCAAAATGGATGGAACTTGAGTTTACAGTCGTTGGCGGAGAACATGACAAACGTAAGTTCTGGCATCGTATTTTTGTCGATGGTGATAAGATGGGTTCGAGCGGTATTCCATTAGCCAAAGAGATTGGTTTATCTACACTTCGTTCAATTATCGAAAGTGCAAACAACATTGATCCATCTGACATGTCAGAGACTGCGATGCAAAGACGCAACATCAGTGGCGTTAATGACTTGAGCGGCATGGAGATTTGCGCTAAAGTCGGAATTGAAAAAGGCACAGGCGGCTATGAGGACAAGAATAAACTCATGGCAGCAGTGACACCGAACCAGAAAGATTTTATCCCTTCTGGACAGGCACCGATGGCGCAAGCACCTGCGGCTCAACCGCAACAAACGGCGCAACCAACATCCGGTGCAGTTCCAAGCTGGGCTAACAGGTAATCTAGCGGCACAGGTTTATTCCACACCTGCTAGACCTCGCACAGGGGGGGCGAGGGTCCAAAACCCCCCACCATCTAGATAAGAAGTGGATTCGGATATGTTACTGCGCCCCTATCAAGAGGCCGCTATAACTGATGCTTGTAAAGCATTAGATAAGCACAAAAACACAATCGTTGTTGCGCCTACCGGAGCAGGCAAAACAATTATGCTGTCGGCGCTCGTAGGTCAAAGATACAAGAACGGTAAAAAAGTTCTTGTTATGCAACACAGAGATGAACTTGTAGATCAAAACAAATCCAAGTTTGAGCGTCTTAATCCATACATTACAACGAGCATTGTAAACGGCACAGTCAAAGATTGGAAAGGTGGCACTGTATTTTCTATGGTGCAAACAATATCCAGGGATAACAATCTTAAAGATCGACCTGCTTTTGACATGGTTGTTATTGATGAAAGCCATCATGCGGCGGCTGATACATATTTAAAAGTTATTAAAGCAGTCAAAAAAGACAATCCAGATGCAGAGATTGTGGGTTTTACTGCTACGCCCAACAGAGGCGATGGAAAGGGATTGCGAAAAGTATTCAATAATTGTTCGCACCAGATAGATATTACAACACTTATTCGAGAGGGTTTTCTTGTACCGCCAAAGTCATACGTCATTGATTGCGGTGTAAACGATAGCCTTAGAAACGTGGCTATTAGCGGCAACGACTTCAACATGGAGCAAGTCGAGTCGATTATGAATCGCAAGGTCATCAATCAAAGAGTGGTTGAAGAGTATCTCAATCATGCAGAGGGCAGAAAGACTGTTGTATTCTGTAGCACAATCAAACACGCAGAGGATCTTTTAGAGGAGTTCTTAGAACAAGACATTAATGCAGAACTAGTCACAGGGGACACTCCAAAGGCAGATAGGGCTCAGATACTACATGATTTGGCTTATGGTAATGTTGAGGTCGTAGTTAACGTATCCGTGCTTACAGAGGGCTTTGACGCTCCACCAGTATCATGCATTATTCTAACGAGGCCATGCTCTCAGAAAGCTACAATGGTACAGATGATTGGTCGTGGTTTACGGACAATAGATCCAGAGGAATTTCCTAATTTAGTTAAAAGAGACTGTATTGTTTTAGATTTTGGAACAAGTGTACTGACGCATGGATCATTAGAAGACTCAGTTAGCTTAGATGATAAAGAAAAAGGTGAAGCACCACTTAAACAATGCCCAGAGTGCGAAGCCGTTGTTCCTATGGGCTCAAAGATCTGTCCTATCTGTGAACACATCTTTGATAGTGGCGAGAAAGAGGAAAAAGAAGAACTTCACACGTTTGAAATGACAGAGTTTGATCTCATGCAGATGTCTCCATTTAGATGGATGGATATGTTTGGAGATCAAAGCCTGCGTATGGCTATGGGATTTGAAGGCTTTGTCGGAGTTGCAAATACATCTGATGTATCAGTTGCTTTTGGCAGAAACAAACAAGGCAAACTAAAGGTTCTTGCAGTTGGCGGTGGTGTACAATGCACGGCGGCTGCAGATGATTTTTTACGAGAGATTGAGGACGGCAATGCCGCCAAGAAAACAAAAAGATGGTTAGATCAACGATTAACGGACAAACAAAGATCGCACCTGGCTACTCAAGGGATAAATGTCGAACCCTTTGATTTCTCTTGGACGAAGTACAGAGCGGCTTGTATGCTTAGTTTTTTATGGAACAAGCGCACAATCGAGGCAACAGTGGAGAGGTATCTATGAAAGACGTAAAGACTCGATGGGCAGTATATGATGATGGACTTAAAATTTGGTATAACGGAAAGCTTATAGCTGAGATAGATCCAGATGAGTTTCCATATCTATTATCTGATTTAGCAGTTTATATGAAAAAGAAATTTAAAAAATGAGTGCAGGTTTAACACCCGTTCCAATTAGTCTTCGTGAAGCTCGTGAGTTTGTTGGAAACTTTCACCGTCACAACAAACCACCACAGGGCGGAAAGTTTGCCATAGGTGCTTCATTTGAAGATGAGTTAATTGGTGTTGCTATTGTAGGTAACCCAGTAGCTAGGCGCATGATGGATGGATTTACGGCGGAAGTAGTAAGGGTATGTGTGCAGGACGATGCACCAAAGAATGCCTGTTCTTTTTTATACGGAAGGTGTTGGCGGATCTGGCAACAAATGGGAGGTAAACGAATGATAACGTATACTCTGCAATCGGAAGCTGGTTCGAGTCTTAAAGGTGCAGGATGGAAAATGGTTGGAGAGGTAAAACTTAATTCCAAAGGATGGCAGAACCGTCCGGGGAGAAAATGGCAACCAATATATGGGCAACTAAAATTTAAATGGGAAACAACAAAATGAGTGATTTACCAAAACCAATAAATGAATTGTCATTTGTATTAGAAAAGTTTGGTTGGGATACCAAGTTTTCTGATCTTTCACTAGATCAGGTTCATGTATTAATATTTGCTTTGCAGGAAGCAGAAAAATTATCAGAGGAGATAGATATTGGAAAGCTCGAAGACAAATACTATAAGTCAACAGGCTCTTGGCCTTCTACAAGTATCCCCTTCTGATCTCGTAGCAGAGGCAATATCGCAAGCAGTAGACAAAGCTATAATAGAAAAGAATACTAAACGCGAAAGAAGAAGATACCTGGGTGCATCAAGCATAGGCGATGAGTGCAGTCGAAAAATACAGTATAGGTATTTAAACTACCCGACTGATGAAGGATCAGGCTTTAGTGCAAGAACACTAAGGATATTTGAGTTTGGTCATTACATAGAAGATTACGCTGCAATGTGGCTCAAAGATGCAGGATTTGATCTGCGAACAGAAGACAAGATGGGAAAGCAGTTTGGCTTTTCCATAGCTGGTGACGAAATTAAAGGACACATTGATGGTGTGATCTGTGGTGGTGATGTGGATATGGGTTATCCATGTCTATGGGAAAACAAGTCAGCAAACGATCAGAAATGGAAAGGTTTTCAGCGCATGGGGGTAGCCAAGGCAAATCCCGTTTATGCTACTCAGATCGCTTTATATCAAGCGTACATGGAACTCACGGATCATCCTGCGCTGTTCACAGTAGTCAACAAAAACACATCTGAGATTTATTACGAGTTGGTGCCGTTCAATCGAGAGTTAGCACAGGCCGCAAGTGACAAGGCTGTAAATATCTTGACTGCGGCTAAAGCAGGTGACATTCTACCTCGCATAGCTCAAACAAAAGATTTTTATCTTTGTAAGTTTTGCGAGTTTAGGGAGACTTGTTGGAATAATTAAAAAATCAGGGGGTAGGCAAAAGGACTATGATCTACCCCCCGAAGAGGTAAATAGGTATATAAGGACAATATAATGTCATTAAGGGTAATTGGCAATACAAGATATGGTAATGGACAGAGAGATTTAGTCGCAGATATAACGGATAGAGTTCCGTCTTATGTGCAAGTAGAGTCTCTTAAAAACGCTTATCCAAACGGAAAAGTTGTTCGTAATGAATTTTATCTGGGATCTCTAAACGGAGAGCCCGGTCAGTCTTTAAAAATAAATATAGATCCATCGAGCCCAGATTTTATGCGCGGTATGGATTTTAATACAGGCGATGGCATTGGGGGCATAACTAAAATCCTGATGGCAGCATACAATTGGAAAATAAAAGATGTAGCAGATCATTTCTCTACATGGTTGGAAAAGCCACAAACAGAACCACCCATGAATCCAATAAAGCCCAAACAAGAAGAGCCACAGACTCAACAAATCAAAACAAAACGAATTATTGATTATTCAACACCATATGATGCTGAGTATTTATACCTTTCAGAAGAGGGTGAGGTTATTGTTGCTGTCAGAAAATACATTGAACGGGATCAAACTGGAGAGATTGTTAAAGATAGTGATGGGAGTGCAAAGAAAGAATTTCGTCAGTTTCCTCGATTACCAGAAACAAGACCTCTTTATAACCTACCGCAAATCAAAGAAGCTGATCGGGTCATATGGGTTGAAGGAGAGAAGTGTGCTGATGAACTAATCAAACTAGGTCATACAGCAACTTGCACTATTGGGGGCGCAGGAATGTTATCTCAGCGCACCAAAGATAAGTTCGACTTCTCTCCACTGCACGGGAAAGAACTTATCATATGGCCTGACAATGATGAAGCAGGACAGAAACTAGCCAGGATTATACAAGAACTTGGAGTCAACGCAGGCGCAAAGGCCGTTACGATGCTTACGCCTCCACAGGGTAAGCCTAAAAAATGGGATGCGGCTGATGCGATTGAAGAGGGCTTTGACATATCAAAGTTTCTCAACGCACCGAATCACAAAGTAAAAAAGACATTATCACTCAAGAATAGAAGTCTATTAATTGCAGAACAATTCTCTGGAGCTCCACCCGAACAGAAGTTTTTAATTGGAGATACCATACCGCTGGGAATACCATGTGTTTTTGCCGCTGCAGGAGATAGCGGTAAAGGTATGATGACGCTAGACTTGGCTATGAAAGTTGCATCCGGTCAATCTATGCAGAGATCTTTTGGTGGATTAGTCGCTCATCATGGATCAGCTATTATCTTATCGGCTGAAGACGATAGAGATGAATTACATCGTAGAGTTAGCCGACTCGATGCTATGAACAATCGTTCAAACTACAAACATGACTTGTTAATTGTGCCTTTACCAAACGAAGGTGGTGTGTTTCCGATCATGATGAAGTCGGATAATACCTACGTTACATCACCAGAGTTTGAAAAGATATACGAAGAAATGCTTGATATTGATGACTTGGCTTTGGTTGTTATTGATCCTATGGCTTCATTTGTACACGCAGATGTAAACGCAGATCCTGCGGCTGGCGCGGCGTTCATGGGTTTGTTAGCTCAAATGGCTACAGAAACAGGGGCTACGATTATGGTCAATCACCACATGGCTAAAATTAGAGATAAAGATCCTGTTACAACTCCAGAAGAAGCTCGTAATCTTATTCGAGGTACGTCAGCTATCGTTGATGGAGTCAGGTCAGCTTTTGCTGTTTGGCAAGTCGATGAGGGTGTAGCCAGGACACGATGTAAAAATCTTGGCGTTACTTATACAAGAAACGCTGTGTTTGATGGAGCCGTGGTTAAATCAAATGGCGTTGCTAATCGGGATATCAGACATTTTATTCGTAATTCGAACAACGGGCTGCTAGAAGATAGAAGTGAAGATATTAGAAGTATTATTGGTTCTGAGGTCGTTAGAAATAGAATTGAATATGTATTTGCTTTCATCAATCTTCAGGAGCAATCAGGTAATTATATGACAAAAGATGGTAATATTGATGGCGTTTGGGCATCGATTCAAAACGCACCATCTACGGATATTAATGCTATTAATTTAAGAGATGATGGCAGAACTACAATTAAAAACACTGTTACAGCTTTACTACAAGATGGCAGGCTAGGTGCTTATAGAAGATCAGACAAAGGTAAAAAACAATTTATCGGGGTTGTAGGTGGTGATTTGTATCATGAAGAACAAAATATAATTCATGGAGTTGAATGATGAAAGCTCAAACAAAAGGCAAAATATACGAAAGTGAAGAAGATCGAATAAGATACGAAGATCTATATAGTAAAGCTTGGTGCGCTCAAAACAGGATAGATGTATCAGAAAAACCTCACCTTCGAGGACAAATTAAAGTTAAAATTTGGTCTGAAAAAGAGGAAGATAAAAAAAATAAAAAAGAAAATTTACCTCCTCTTTCATCTAAAAATGCAAAAATGATTAATAGTTTTTTAAATAGAAAAATGGAAATACCAAAAATTGCAGAATTTATGTTTTCAACCGAAACATTTGTTCGGAATATTATAAAAAAATATAAGCTGCCGAGATAAATATGAGTAATTTTTACAATCTTCCAGACGGTAATGTTGTAATAGCATTCAGTGGTGGAAGAACTTCTGGCTATATGTTGCATCAAATATTACAAGCGAATGGCAATTTGCCAGATAGATGTAAAGTTGTCTTTGCAAATACTGGTCGTGAAATGCCAGAAACATTAGATTTTGTTCATCAATGCAGTGAACATTGGAACGTGCCAATTACTTGGTTGGAATATAGAAAAGAAATGCCTAAATTTATAACGGTCAATCATAATTCTGCTAGTCGTAACGGCGAACCATTTAAAGAAGCGTTACAACAACCTAAAATACTTCCAAACGTATTTAGAAGATTTTGCACTCAAGAGCTAAAAGTTCTTACAATTAAAAGATATTTAGTGAGCATAGGGTGGAAGTCTTGGTTTAATACTGTGGGTATAAGGGCTGATGAAAAGCATAGAGTAAAAAAATCTAAAGAAAAAAGATGGGAAAACTGGTTTCCATTAAATGATGCTTTAGCAACAAAAAAAACTGTCATGTCTTTTTGGAAATCACAACCTTTTGATTTAAAAATTATAGACGGCAGCGGAAATTGTGATGGATGTTTTCTTAAATCAGAAGCAACTTTAGCGGCTATGTTTCGTTTATATCCCGATAGAATGCAGTGGTGGGCAGATATAGAAGCTTGGAAATCAGAACAAATTGGAAGAAATGCACAGTTTCATGACAGTAGAACATATAAAGAAATAAATAGTTTTGTTCAACGCCAAGGAGACTGGATCTTTGATGATGAAGCATATTTATGTCAAGCTGATGACGGAGAATGTACTGGTTAATTAGGCCGAACTAGCGGCCTAATTATTTTTGACACTTTATCTGTTGTGTAGCAACCCATCGAAATGTCATTCCCATACAGATCGTACAGATAGTCATACATAAAATCTGCACTTCTGTTTTCCATAGCTCTCGAACAATGCTTCTCGCTCTCGAACCATACGGCTGTTTCGATGTCGTGACCATGCAAAGTATATGCAATAACAAGTGCCGTGAAGTATTCGATCATTTGTTTTTCCACACATCGTTAATCAAGATCTTATCCCTGTCACCACCGAACTCAATGATGAACTCGCTCTTAGCCAACTGACTAGCTTTTGCAGAGCTCTCAGCCTTAATAGGATAAGTCTTTCTAACAACGCCTTCTATCTCCACCAAGAACTCTCTTTTTTCGGGGTAGTGATCGGGCTTCGGGAACACATGAATTGTGTTAAATCCATCATCATCCATCTTTACTAATCTCCAAATCTTTCATCCAGTTTTGCAGAGTCTGATAATTTTTCAACCCTAATAGTTTTGCGGCTGATCCGATGTTATCTGATTTATTAAGAGCTCTTCGAACATATTTATCTTTAGTTGTTCTAATAGCCCTCATAACATCAAAATCATCTTTCGCTAACAAATCAAGGTAAGCTGGGTTATCCTTGCGCCATTTTTCATTGTAATCAAGATTGTGCTTGATCTCGTCCTTGAACTCTTTCAAGTCGGTCTCAGTCTTGATGTCATTAAGCCTTTCAAGTGTGTAGTGCATACACATAGTATCGTTTTCAATTGCCATTACCATCTATCTCCAAATACTTTCTGAAACGCATCGTCCAGAACTTTGTTAATTTCAATCATGGCTTCGGGTTCAATACTCCCAACCTCTCCACCACACTTACAAATGTCGGGGACAAAATCATTATCTGTCCATTCTTTACTGCACTTTTTACAGATCCACATATTAATATTCCTTTTTTCTAGATGTGATATAATTAATAAAATATTTTATATACTCAATCAACGATGAATATAATTTTTTTTATAAAAAAAACCCCCAATGCCAAAAACAGAAATAAAAAGCATCGAGGGTCTAGTTCAGTATTTTGAGTTTAATAATAGGAAACAGGCGATGTTCCTATTAAAAAATACATGACACAAGATAGCCTGGGGGGCAAGAAAAAATTTGCAACATATATAAAATTCAGTTACAAACAACTTACACAGTTACCCCCCGTAATTGTTGAAACTTGGGGGCGCGGCTTTTTTTCCTTTTTGCAAATTAAATCCACCGCGCTCCATTTTTTCCTGCAGCCTTCGGGATCGGGGCTCAAAATACCCCAAAATGAACTCCAAAAATCCAACCACAGACCATAAAAATAATAATACCTGCAATCAAAAATTCTTCAAAAATTCGGTTCATAAAGAACTCCCTCCTCTTCTTTTTGCTTGTAGTAATTTATCTCCTTAACCAAACCCTCAATCCTAGGATCATCAGGGTCTGCCCATTCGATGTCATCTCGCATCTTCTCTAGTCTCTTTTTTAATACGCTTACTAATTCGACTTCAGCTATTCCCAGTACTTTCATCCCCAGTCCTTTCTGTCTTCCTCATTGAGCCATCCTTCCATGTAGGATTCGATTTCACTCTCAGTCATGTTGCTCTCAGTCACAACACTCCTACCAATATTGTCCAACCAAATGTGTGGCTCTGGCTGCCGACCATAATATCGATCAGCAGAGCCGCGATCTGCGGCTCTCCCTTCACGATCCATCACCCATGATTTCACTTTACCCATTTTTTACCTCCATGTAACTTTCAATTAACCCTTGCGCGACTTGCGCCGTGATGGCGTTTCCGTAGGCGCGGAGCCGTCCCACTCTGGCGGTAGCCCCATGAGCCAACGGGAATGTGCTGGGTTCAACTGGCCTCCACTTTCCATCTCGGCAGAGGAGCCAGTCAGTATCTCGCCAGAAACCGTTAGTCTCATTGGCTCTGGTTTGGGCTTCACTTCTCCTTTCGCCTCCATTACAGCCTCTATCATGTCGGGTGATACTTGCTCCCTCAGATTGCATGGAAACGATCTGTTCTTTCTCGTTGTCTGATGCATCCTGATCATGGCCTCCTTGCTCCGTAATGGAAGACTGTCCATCGTGTTCGGTGTCGCCCATCCCGACATTTGACTCTGTTCGGGTAGATTGTGACCCCGACTTTTCCATTCCTTGACCGACTCTGGCTTTGCCGCTCCCTTGTGATCCGCCGTTGTCGGGGTTGACCATCCGGCTAGTTGGGCTTGCGCCCCCGTGTTCCAACCGTGCTTCCCGTTCAGATGTGACGGAGCTATGTTCGTTCCGCCCGTCATCGATGTCGGGGTCGCCCATCCCGATAGTTGAGCCGCTACGTCCAGAGTGTCCGTGCTTATCTTGCCATTTCGAATCCGTCCGCCCTGATATCCGCCCTTGTGATCTCGGGTTGTCGGTGTCGGCCACGAACCAAAGTCTTTGCCTGATGTGCGGAGCGCCGAAGCCCGCAGAGCAGAGATCGAAAGCCCCGATGGCGTAGTCCGCTCCTTCCATGTCAGCTTGTACAAGGTCGATCCAACCGAGGCCGTCTTTTGACGCAACTTGTTCTCCAAAGACCGTTGAAGGTCGGCACTGTTCGATGAGGTGGAACCAGTGAGGCCAGAGGTGCCGCTCGTCAGTAACCCCTTTTCGGCTACCAGCGTTGCTGAAAGGCTGGCACGGACAAGATCCTGTCCAGACTGGTCGGTCATCTTCCCATCCGGCTGATCGGAGTGCGTAACTCCAGACACCAATTCCGGCGAAGAAGTGACATTGAGTAAATTCTTGAAGTTCATCTGGTCGGACATCTGATATGCTCCTTTCGTCCACTATACCATTTGCGATATGCCCAGACCGAATTAACGATCTGAGCCATTCTGCGGCGTATGGGTCAATCTCATTATAGTATGCCCATTTCTGTCCGCCTATAGATTTATGCGTCACCAAGGTTGCACCATATTTCTTATTGTTCGGGCATCCTCTAAACGCTTTTTGTAAACATCAACTTCGGGAAGTTCCTTCACAACATCTGCCATGTGTTCAACCATGTGATCCATTGCAACCTGAAGCACGTTCATTTGACTTTCGGTCAAAGTCCAAGCCTTCTCATTTATGATGTGAATTTTATTAAGTTCACTCATAATCACCTCCGTTTTCCATATGAGAATTTTGTAATTCTTTAATTGTCCTTTGTTTACGAAATTCTTTGTTTAATTTTGATTGTAAATCTTTGACGGATTCTTGAGTAAGAACCGCATAATCTACAGCACACGCTAACCCCATTATGAGATAAACAATTTCATCTGAATTTAATTCCAGTTCACTCATAGTCATTCCTCCTCTTCCATACTGTCATAAGCACCGCCAATTGCTTCGATCAATTCTTGATCATCTATAGAGGCCAACCTATATAAAATGGCCTCCCTAAATTGTTGAGGGGTAGTGGTTTCACCCTCTGGATCTCTGCAACCCTTAATACTAAAAGCGATAGTAAAAGCGTTGTCATACGTTTTTTCATTATGCCAATGTTTTGGTAATTGGTATCCTACTCCCATCATTCGTCCTCCTCTGAACCCCAACCCTCTTGCTTTTTGACAAATTCTGCAAAGTAATTTTCATCAACTTCGTGATCTAAGCAAAACTCAACAAACTCAGGATCGTAAGTAAAATGGTCTCCGTCATCGGGACTTGGGTAAACGGAAAATGATTGCTTGTTATATTCCTTATAAATCTCCCCAAACCTTGGGTTCTCTTCAGGCTTCCAACTTTTCTTCTCACCTTCCTTAAATTCACCTTCAAAAAATCCACCTTCGTCAATGTAATCGGCACAAACTTCTATGCCCATTTCATGCAATTTTTTCCATATAGGGATCGGTGGACTCCAAGCCGTCCAACATCTGAAAGAAAAATATTTCACAGGAATTGGATAGTGATCGTCATCTTGTAATTCTTCAACAATCTCAACAGCGGTAATATCCCATTTAGTATCCCAGTTTTCATTACGCCAATCGTACCAATTCGGACGATCTAGGATTTTTAACAACTTGCGCTCTTCCTCGCCAACCGCACCATGAAACATATTTTCTGGTTCTGGAATGACAGCACTCAAAAACTTTTCTTCCTTGACCGCCTCGTAAAGACGGTCAATTTCTTTTGGTTCTCCTCTCAGGAAAACATTCTGATAACAATGATTAGGCATTAATAAATCTCCCTTTTCTAATCGTTTTCAGACATCCAACAGATGCCCCATGAAACATCATAAAGCCCATGTTTGTTAGGCTTTTGATTTTTGAAGTCTTCCCAATATGACCTATCGTCATCATCATCCCAATCGGTCGGAAAAATATCTTTGATAATTTTCTTAAAATTTTCCTCATCAACCAACGGTTGTAACCAACCGTTCCAACGATTGTTTGGAAGATAGTAACCCTCATATATTGGAGTGTCCTCATCGTACAATCCAAATTTGGTTTTGATAAAATCTTTCATTGGTCTACTCATCCGAAGTATCCTCTCCAGATTTTCATGGCCTCATCAAAAGACACATCATTTAATATTACCGCATCAGGCCAATGACGCTTCAAACTATCAGACTCGTATCTGATGTCATAATCATAGAGACCCATCTTGCCGTCATCATCTTTTCGGTAAACAACCTTGTTCTTTTTTAAGGCTCTCTTCAGATCTTTCTTGTACAAGAAACTAGTTACTTGCTCATGGCACCAACCTTCAAAGCTTTCATCAAAACCTTCAGGTGCCCAATCATATTTACCAACATCTCTGTTTGGTAATGACTTGAAATATTCATCAACCTTTTTCATGGTCTCATGGTATTCTTTAGGTTCGCCTTTGAATTTATTGTGTGAGTACTGATAATCACATCCGCCGTGACCATCATTTTTAACAAGTGCGAAAGGCTTACCATCCAAATAAACCGATCCTTGATAACAATAAGTTTCCTCACTAGCGAACTCACTGTGCTTGATGTTTTTCATTTCTAAATTCATTTTAGTCTCCTGTTTTTGATGAAGGGCGAGCATTATTGCTCACCCGATAAAGTTAATGAATTTGCTGTTTCAAGAGCTTCCGCCAAATCATTTAAGCCTTTAACTTTTGCTTCAGCAGTCAATTTAATTAACGCAAAGTGAGCATCTACTCTAAATTTTCCTAGTTGCTCTCTTTCAATTATTCTTAGTAATTTCTTTTCTATTGATCTAGTTTCTTTATCCATATCAATCTCCTGTTTTTGACTAATGCTAGTCTATACTAATGACAGCATAATACAAGCAAAAACATAAAAAAATTTGTATACTTTTTACGTCAACATTTTTTACGTCAAAGTTGACGCCGTTGACGTTGACATGGCTTTGCCTGCAAAATCAATGGTTTAGGTTATTTACGTCAATTACGTCAAAAAAACGAGTTGACGCGAATAAATCAATAAAATTAATGACTTAATTTACGTCAACTACGTCACCCCCCTTATAGGGGGGGATATATATAATCCCCCCTGACGTAATAAGATCTCCACAGCCCTTGATATTCATAGCTTTTTTAGTAGAATAAAAAGGGGTCACAAAAATCATTAATAAAGGTAAATAAGGTCATGCCAAAGGTAGGAATAAAAGAAGATAAAGTTCACGGTAATAGAAGGCTCAATCCTAAACAACAAAAGTTCCTAGATAATTACCTACACGGAGATATGACACAAACGGCTGCCGCCAGAGAAGCCGGATATTCAAACGCAAATGTCAGAGCAGTTCAGCTTCTAAATAATCCAACCGTAAAAGAACGCATGGAAGAAATGCGCCAAGAACTTGAAAGTAAATATGGAGTGTCAGTCACAAAATCTGTCAGAGATATGCAATTGCTCAGAGATGAAGCATGGCAAGCCGGAAACTTTTCAGCCGCAATAAAAGCAGAAGAACTCAGATTAAAAGTAACCGGATTAATGGTCGCTCGTAGCCATGTAACGCACGAAAATATCGATAGCCTCACTCGCGATCAAATCGTAGAACAATTACAGGAATTTATGGATCGTGCTAAAAATCGTATGATTGACGTAACTCCAACAGATAATCCCAAAAACTTGGAACAAATCCCAGTAACTGAAAATAGTGAAAGTCTGGTCGAATAACGGGATTTCTTGACGCCCCCTTGTACACGCAGACCTTTCCGAAAAGTTCGGGTTGTTCGGGGTTCGGGATTCGGGAGTATTCGGGATCGGTCGGCAGGTGAGTTTATTCGGGGATATTACTAATATACTATTCGGGGATATTCGGGATCATTCGGGGCTTTCGGGATTCGGGGACATTCGGGTTTTTCGGGGTGTGGGTAAATTTTCAGATTTCACATTTTTATTTTAATACTTTGAGCTCTAATTTTCTATGCCTGGATAATTAAAAATGGGCATGGTCCAAAATTTTTTTAGCGCTTCCAGGAATAAAAAAACCTGCAAAATAAATTTGCGATAACATAAAAAAAATTGTATAAATAAGTATAGTTTAATAATTAAGAATAGGTGAAAAAATGAAATATAATTTTATTGGAAATTTAATAAGAGCCGGTGGAGACGCAAAAACAGTTAAAGGTAATGACAGCGGCTATCTAACCTCAATTATGTATTTAAAATCTTTTAAAACTTTAGGCGTTAATCTTTGCCCAATGGCCGAAACAGCGAAATGTTTTGAACCATGTTTATATACTGCCGGTCGCGGTCAAATGAATAGCGTCCAAAAAGGCCGATTGCGCAAAACTGAATGGTTCATAAAAGATAGAGCCGGTTTTATGGAACAGTTAAAAAAAGATTTAACCCGTTTTTCTAACTATTGCGATAAACGCGAAATTTATCCGGCTATTAGATTAAACGGAACAAGTGATATTCGTTTTGAAAATATCACAATTGGAAATCAAACTTTAATGGAACATTTCCCGAATATACAATTTTATGATTATACAAAAATTGCTAACCGTCGAAATATTCCCGATAATTATCATTTAACTTTTAGCTATTCTGAAGCGAATCCAATTTATCAAAAACAAGTTAATATTGCTTTAGAAAAGAAAATGAACATTGCCGTTGTTTTTAGACATAAAGAAAATATGCCAAAAAAGTTTTTAGGTTTAAAAGTTATTAATGGGGATAAAAACGATTTACGTTTTCTTGATCCGAAAAATTCAATTGTCGGTTTATATGCTAAAGGAAAAGCAATAAAAGATTATTCGGGTTTTGTTATTGATAACCCTATAGCGGCGTAAAGAGGTTTAAAAATGTATTTTTGGGATTATGAATTAAATAATGATAGAGATTTTTATAGAGTAATTGATATTGAAAACGGCTATTGGCTAGAAACTATTACTAGTGAAGAATTAGAAAATACTTGCCCTAGTCGGTTTTCAATTTCAGCTTGGCATGGCAAAATAAATTTTGATATTCCTATAACTTGTTTTGACGTTAGTGAAAATAAAGTAAATTATAATATAATTTTAAAACCTAATTATGATTATTCTAGCGACGGCTGGGTTTCAAAAAAAGAATATATAAAATAACAATTCGGGTTTCGGGGTTTCGGGGTTTCGGGGTTTCGAAACCCTTTTTTTTGTGTCCACGTTCCAATATATTTTTATATTCTTATTCCTGGAATAACATTTTTTTACCGCCAAGCTGCACAAACCTAGAGCCCTAAATTAATCAAAAAAACCTGCAAATTATTTGCTAAATCATAAAAAATTTTGTATAAATAAGTATAGTCAAAAACAGAAAAGGATATTTAAAATGACTGTACTCGATGTAACTTTAACTCATGATCAATTCTTAAATCAGGCAAAAAAATTTAGACGCGCCGAAAAAAGAAAAGCTGATCAAATGAGAAAAGATTTAAATGCGTTAACTACTGAAATTATAAAAGCCGAAAAAATAGTAGATAGCATTAAAGTGTCATTAGCAAATTTGAGGGAAATGAAATGAATAAACTTCCTAAACTTCCTGAATTTAAAAAATTGGATCAAATATTTACTGATTTGGAAAATATTAGAAAAGAGAGAGACATACAAAAAGCTAATCCAATACTAGAAAATAAAGATTTTAAAATAGCTTGTGCGTATCATAACTTTATAACCGAGTTAGTTTTTGATGATGAAAACCCTATGCTTTTACATAGAAGCAATCCTGAAAAATTTGATAAGCTTGCTAAGAAAGTAGCTGAATTAGTCAGGAATAAATATCATTATGATCAAATTATACAGTACTTAGAAAATACGGGTAAAATATAAATGGTTAAAATACCAAATATTAAACCTGATTGGCAAACAGGCATCTACATCGGAAACGGTGTAGTTGCTAAACCTAAAACTTCAAAAACAGAAAGTAATAAAATGCAAAATAGACAAATAAATGAAATAGCTGCAGAAATTAAATCCGATTGGAAAAAGGTAAATTTCGGCGCTGTACCTTATCTTGATGCGATGCAATCAATAAACAGTATTAATGAAAGTTACGGTTTAGATGATGCAAAATCTATCGTTACTTATTTTCTATCTAACGCCGGAACATGGCGCGGTGAAACTGCTAAACGTATCAAAAAAGAATTAAAGGAAATGATCTAATGACTAATTCAAAAACATATTCTGTTTGTGATGCATACATTGAAGAATTTACCTATTATGCTTTAGAAGCTCCTAATTCATTTATTAAACTATCAAAAGAATTGTTTATTGAAAATCATGGTAAACCTGAAGCTGAAGGTATAGATTGGAATTTTGTTCACGGTTATTTTAAAGCGATAGCGAGAAAAGGTTGTTCAATTGCTTCTTAGGTACCCTAACCAATTTCAAATAAATCCAATCGGGGGTTTGCAGGTTTTGCAAGCCCCCCTTTTTTTGTTTGTCGGGCAAAAAAAACCTTTACTAAGTTCTACACCAACATTTACCCCAGAAAAAGTTTTTAGGTACCCTAGGTACCCTGTGGGCTTTCAAGGTACCCTAGAATGAGCATATTGCTTAAATATTTTGTTTTTGATATGATTTAGTTGAGAGGTGATTTCATGCTAAATTTTTTAGGTCTTGGTGGATTATTAAACTATAATACTTCCATACCTCATGGAGACCCTAGAATTTTGCCTCCACCTCCGCCATCCAACAACACAGGTTTAGATTCCTTAGCTGAACAGCTTATAGCTTCTCAGAAAGAACGTAATGATGCTCGTACTAAATATGATTTAGATCAGGTGGGTAGTTTATATGGATCTGGCGG